TCGATCTGAAACCAAAGACATTACTGATGCAGTGGGAGCATTCGATATTATGACTGCTCTAGTGTTTAATGCGTTAGAGTTAGAATTAATAGGATTCCAAGAAAAAGATTGTCCATTTTTTATTGTAGCAATAAGTTGTTCACCAAAATTATCTAATGACCACGAAGCAGGATCTACTGTTAATGTTTGAGACAATGATTCAATTCCCCATCCTGTGAAGACTTCAACTCCTGCTCCACTTGCATGTGCACTTCTCGTACCTGCAGCAGCCCTTGTGATTCCTGTTAAATCATTACTGGATATACCAGTGTAAGAAATAAATTCAGCTCCAACCTTTATAGTTCCAGATGTAGGAAAACCAGTCACCGAAGTTAAGGTTATTGATGTTCCAGATCCTCCAGTCCCAGCAGTGTCATCCTGTAAGGCTCCATTCAATGTTGATATAACACCAGAAGCTCCACCCCATGAGGCTGTACCCCATCCATATCCAGCACTTTGATTTAAAGGACCAATAGTAATATAAGGATTTACTGTAGCTGCACCACTTGCTGCAACAGTTGTACCAGCATTAGCCGCCATCGTAATTGTAAAAGTATCTTGAGTAGGAGCTGTGACTACTTGAAAAGTATTAGTGGTAAAATCTCCTGCTCCACTAGGAGGAGTTACTGAAGTAAATGTAAATAAATCTCCAGCCACAAAATTGTGTGAAATTAAATTTACTGTAACTGTTGAATCATTATTTACAGTAGTAAATGTTGCTCCAGTTTTTGCAGTACCAAGTGGCGTGATGTCATAGAAAGCACCTTCATAATATATAACTAATACTTTATTAGTTCCAATAGCCGCATATCTTCTTCCATCTAAATCTGCCCAAACCAATTGTTCTCTAGCTGCACCTATTAATTGATTATTTAATATCTCTTGCCATCCACCTATTTTTTCTGGAAGGCCATATCTAAATCTAACATTATCACCGTCAGTCCATTGACCTTCAGCTCCTGTTTCAGTAACCTGTTTATTAAATCCTGGTCTTATTTGTACGTTTGTTAAAGGCATATGGAATTATAACATTTTTAGACCTTTAATTGAAGATCACTAGATTATTTAATACTCAGAGTTAGGTCTATTTTCTTTTTTTGTTTTAGTAACAATTTTTCTAGTCTCTTCATCTAGATTTACAGTAATATCTGTCACTAACTTAATTAAAACATTTGAAAAATGTCTTATAAATTGAGGTTCACAAATTAATTTACCATGTTTGTTAATTGCCTCTATTTCTTTTTTATCAAATGTCCACTCTGAATAACCATTTTTTGGACTGATTAATATTTTCATTGTTCTCCTTTATTTTTAGTCATTCCCCAATGTTCTCTTTTATCTTTTAAAAAAGATGCATGAGGGCCATCTTTATCAACATAGTGTAAAAAAACTTGAGCACACCAATCTCCTTTAAACTCTTCTCTCCAATGTGCCAACTCCATTCCCAAGTAAATAGCTGCATCTCCACTTTGTAAATGTAATGGCTTACCATCCATAAAAATAGGCCAAGCAGTCCCATCAGAAGCAATATTAACTGTAGTACTTATTTCACAAGAGGGCCTATCTTTGTGTTTAGGTAAATCAGAAAACTTTGTGTACATTCTCCAAAAAGAATAAGTAGGTAATAAATTTATACCAGTTTCTTGTTCCATTAATGTTTTCTTTTGAAGAAGTAAAGATTCCATTATAGGATCTGCATAAGTAGCAAAATCTGCAACATTATTACTTTGTGCATCATCAAACTCAGAAGTATTATGTCTATGTCTTAATATAGCATAATCTTTTAATAAACCTATTTCTTCCTTAGTCAGAAAATTTTTTACTATCTTATATTTAAAATCTTGTTTTATTTTCATATTATAAACACCAAGCTACCATAGCATATCTTGTACCTCCTTTAACCACATTAGCCTTATGCGGATATAAAAAATTTGAAGGAAACATAATTGTTCTACCTTTTTTAGGTTCTACCTTTTGTGAATGTTTTTCATCTGGAGAAAACATTTCGAAATAACCATCTTGGTAATCATCATTTATAAATGTTACAATACTTAATGTTCTAGGTATGGCATTAAAATGATCAACGTGAGGTTTATAAAATCCACCCTCTTCATATTTCAAAAGCTGTATATCTTGAACTGGATTTATACTCATGTGGGGTACAATAGGTAAATAATGATTTACAATTGCATTATTTAATTTGTTAGCAAAATAATTCGACCAATGTACTAAAGTTAAATTTTTTTGATATTTACTTAATGGAAGTACTAAAGTATTTCTAATTTCTTTATTAACTATTCCTTCTCCTCCCCCCACAAGTGAATCTTCAAAATTAACTTCTTTACATACTCTATAAAATGTATCTAACATTTTTTCAGAAAAAATTCCATCTACTACTTTTACATACTGGCCTAATTCATAAGACTTTACTTGCATGATTTTTTATTCCAAAAATCTAGTTTATATGAATAAAGCATTCTTAAAGGATACAAAAAATTATTAAGCATATTTTTTTTTTCATCCATAGTCGATAATTTCATTTTCCAATTATCTCTTTTAAAAGGTATTACTTGTACATAAGGAGTACCCTTTTTAAGTGTTGTTATTAGAGTAGGGTATTTATCACCATTTAATACTATAGGAAAATTTATTTCTTTATGAAAAGTATCCGTATCTACAATAGCAGGTATAATAGTAAATCTATCGTCTGCGTTATTCAATGGAGGGACAAATAAACAAGAATAACCAGGTGGTGTTTTTATTATCCAAGGATTTAGAATTTTATAAAATGGTAAATTTTTATTTTTTTCAATATATGCAGAACCTTCTAATTGTCCTATAGGGTGGTTAGATAGAATAGTTCCATCATTTATATTTATTCCAAGATGTGCCATATTTTTTTCAATAGGACATCTTTAAATTCTTTTCCATTTTTGTCTTTGTTAGTAACATTGTGGTGAATAGTAATATCAACTGGTATTGATAAGGAGTAACCAAAAGTCAAACTGTCTAATACAGGAATACATCCTTTAATTGTTCTATTGTCTACAGAATGCTCTAGTTTTTTATACCAGTCTGGTATGTTTAATTTAATAGGTTTTGGATAATCTTGTTTTAACTTAAAATATGATTTAGGTGCAATAAACTCAATTTGTTTTTCAAGCATAAATTAGTATTACTACTAATTACTAAAAAAATCAAGTTTTACTAGCCAATCTCGTGTATATGTACAAAATCAATAGAATTATCTAAACAATGTTTTTCCCAATTTATAGGATAAGTAAGAGAACTTTTATCAACTGTTGGAAGATAATCTACATAAGCTTTTAATCTCACGCCAAATTGTTTTGAACTATTACCTTTTAAATAATCATTTGCTCTAGTAGTAAATATATCAAATTGATTTTGTAAACTAGCCTCATCTTGTGCTTGTGGTTCTGCTTCGTAATCAGTAAAAGTTGCAGTCGACCCATCAATAGATACACCTTTTTGATTTGTAATATAACCATTAAAATCACTATCTGAAATATCAATTTCAGTTTTTAAGCGTGAAGCAATATTTGTATCTGCAGCGTCTGCATCAGATTTTGATATTACCAAAAAATTTCCGTTATCTAATAATATTTTTGCCATGTTATGCTCCTAAATCTTCGTAAACTACTATTGCACCGGGTTGTCCTGTCTGACCATTAAAACCGGGATTACTTGTATATGCACCACCACCAGCTCCACCTGCACCTATACCTGGTATTCCTCCTGTTGCACTAGATAAAAAGTTGCTACCAAAATTACCTGGGCCATAATCTACAATTAAATGATTTCCACTTGAAGCCGATGTATTACCTGCGTTTCCTGGAGGTCCACCTGGAGGAGTTACATTTTGACCCGGATTCCCTGCTCCACCTGTTGCATTAGGTCCAAAAGTAGAAGTTCCACCAGCTCCACCAACAGTATAAGCTGTCGTAGAAGGTTGTGATATTGGAACTAAGAATGATCCTCCGCCACCAGTTCCACCAGTTCCACCGTTTCCAGGTGAGTTAAAAGCACCTCGACCACCGGGACCACCACCACCTATACAGTAAGCTAAAACTTTTGTAGCGTTTGGTTGTGCTACGTGGTTTCCACTATTAGGTCCTTTTTCTGATCTCGTTAAAACCATATTTGCTCCACCAGCTGTACCCGTTGAGGCAGCAGTTAATCTTCCTTGTGCATCTACTGTAATTGATGCAAGTGTATATGATCCTGCAGTCACTGAAGTATCTGCTAATTTACCAGCAGTTACATTGTCATCTAAAATTTTGGCTGTGGTTACTGCGTTATCGGCAATTTTAGCCGTAGTTACATTCGCATCTAAAATTCCTGCAGTTACAACTGCGTTGTTTGAAATCTGTGCAGCTCTTACAGCATCATCAGCTATTTTTGCGTTAGTCACTGCATCATCAGCAATTTGTGCAGTTCCAATAGTTCCACCTAATGTGTCTAATGCTATCTCATTTAAATTTGTTCCGTCAGAATAAGCTGCAACTATTTTTGCTTCAGCTGGAGTAAACCCTGTTCCACTTACAGTTTTAATTGTAAGATTAGTTATTCCACCAACTGCAGATAAATCAAAAATATAAAATTTTTCAATTGAATTTGGAATTGTTACTACTGATGCACCTGTTAAGGTTCCAGTAAATTTAATTACCATATTTCTTGCATTTGACAATGCACCATCAGACATTGCAAGAGCTACAGTTCCACCATTTGTTAATGCAACTGCTTCATAACCAGCTATTGCTTGTTGAACTAATTTTAAATTTTCATTTGTATTATCACCCCATGTACCAGCATTTTCGCCAGTTACCATAAGTTCTAATTTTAAATCTGTTGAATAACTTGAAGCCATAATTTTGTTCTCCTAAATAATAATAATTTTACCTTACTTATGCTGCTAGATCAACCTCTGACCAAACATTATTTACTCCTGGATCTATTTCAGACCATGCTGTTATATTAGTGCTACCAACTGAACTTGTCAATTCTATACCACTAACAGTCACATTTGCAATACCAGTGACAGTTGTTTGACCTATTAATGACAATAATTGTTGTCCAGTAACACCTTGATTTTGACCTGGAATATCTTCTGTTTGTCCAAGACTCATTGTAGCTTGAATTCCAGTCGGTTGTTCAACTGTTGTTTGTACAAGAGCCGTTGTGCCTAAACTCATTGTAGCTTGAATTCCAGTTACATCTACTGGAGTTTTTAATCCACCAACTGTGTTTCCTACTGACATAGTTGCTTGTATTCCAGTTAGTTGAATATTTGTATTTCCAACAACAGAAGCGATTGATCCAACTTCTGAATCTAATTGATCTTCAGAAGCAAGTACAGTTATACCAACATCACTTATAATAGAGAATGATGGATTTGCGTAAGTCATTGTTAATGCTGGTGCACTAACAGAAACTTCTACATCAGTGAATGCGTTTGCAGCTGGGAAATTAATTGTAGAAGTTAAAGCACTCATTTGTGCTAACGCAGAATAATTTACACCCCAACCTAAATTACCCCAAGTATCTCTGCCCCAACCTGATCCAATTAAAAAAGTAGGATCAATAGTAACTGATCCCGCAGTAGTTGTTGCTTGTGATCCAGTAACATTGGCTCCAATACCAATTGTTTCTTCTCCCATAGCAGAAGTAAGTTCTAAACCAGTTAAAGTTAAATCTACAGAGGTACCACCAACGGCAGTTGGCGTTGCAAAAGCTAATTGTATTCCAGTTACATCTACTGAACCTTCAGCAATAATTGATTCTGATACAGAACCAATTGTAGAAGTTA